CTCATAGCCACAGATCCCGTCAGTAATTTACACTTATGGGAAGATGTAGAAGAACCTTGGCAGTTCTTAGCGGCTGTAGAAGAGTACTATCATTGTGTCGTAATTGCCGACAGGCATTTTACACGTCTTATGGTGGCAACTGACGCTACCTGCTCAGGTCTACAAATCCTGGCAGGATTAGCACGGGATAAGTCCACCGCAAGTCTTGTTAATGTTCTGCCTGGCAGTGAACCTCAAGACGCATACAAAGTAGTCAGTAAAGTTGCCTCACCTAATTGTCCTCTATCTATCCAGCCTCATATGGATAGAAAGGTGGTCAAAAGGGTCGTCATGACTGTTCCTTACAATGCTAAACCTTACAGCAATCGCGGTTACATCCGTGAAGCACTTGCTGAGAAGGAAGTAGAGATTAGTAAGGAAGATCTTACTACTACTGTTAAAGCAGTACGGGAGGCAATGGAGGTTGTCGTTCCTGGTCCTATGGCTGTTATGTCCTGGATTGAACAGGAGGTAGCAGCAGCTATCAAAGCGGGTAAAGAGTATTTAGAGTGGACAACACCTTCTGGATTTGTTGTTCATCAGAAGCTAAACAAGAAAGAAGTTGTTACTGTTCAACTCCAATTACTTGGACGTTGTGAGATGCAGGTAGCTGTAGGCGACACAGACGAGGTTGACATCAACCATCACAAAAACGCCACAGCTCCTAATCTTATTCACAGTCTTGACGCTAGCCTGTTACACCTAAGTGTCCCTTGTTTTGATGCACCGATTGCTCTCATCCACGATTCTGTACTTTGCCGTGCAACGGACATGTCTACATTGTCCACTATTGTGCGAGAAACCTACATGCACCTTTTTGCAGTGCATGATTATCTGAACACCTTTGCCCAACAAATAGGGGCAGAGACTGAACCACCGATTATAGGCGACCTTGAGCCTGAGTCGGTTATCGAATCCACCTACTTTTTCTGTTAATGGCACGTACCATCCACAAAACCGAACAGCCTGTTGTCCTTGAAGGTTATCAAGCTGTACTGAAGCCGGGTAAGTTCGGCTACAAACTGTCTGCTCTTGTTGATCAGGCAACTGTTGACACTCTTGAAGATGAGCGCACTGAAGTCCTTAAGTGGGCAGAGGGTAAGCTCAAGAATCCTAAGCGTTCTACTCTTAAGCCTGAGCCTTGGGAAGAAGTTAGCGAAGGTAAGTATCAAGTTAAGTTCAGTTGGAATGATGAGAACCGCCCCGCTGTTGTTGACAGTGAGGGTACGTTGATTACTAACGAGGATACGCCGCTGTACGGTGGCTCAAAGGTTAAGCTGGCATTTCACCAGAAGCCTTACATCCTGAAGGATGGTGTAACCTACGGCACTAGCCTCAAGCTGGTGGGTGTCCAGGTGATCGCCCTTAACACCTCTGCTGGTGTTGACACTGGTGACATGAATGAAACTGATGTTGCCGAACTGTTCGGTAAGACCACTGGCTTCAAAGCTGGTGACCCGAACATTACTTCCAACGACGAAACCACCGACGACGACTTCTGATGATTACCTTTGATTGCGTTAAAAACGAAGAGCTTGGACTCTACGAAGGCACCCTGTGTGTCAAGCTGCCTGAGATCACGGTCACCCGCTATAAGGCGGATCGCAGCGACTTCAAGTATGAGATGCGCCGTGCTGTATCTGAAATCGTCGAAGAGATCGTCGAAAAACAATTGAATGACTGATGTTTAGATCAGGCTTGGAGGGTAAGGTCGCTGACCTTCTCTCCAGCTTGAAAGTTAAATACGAATACGAATCACGCAAACTCGCATACGTTCTTGAATGCAACTACATCCCCGACTTTCTTTTGCCGAATGGTATCTTTCTAGAAGTGAAAGGACGCCTGACGAGCGAGGATCGCCGCAAGATGAAAGCAGTGAAGAAGAGCAATCCCGACTTAGATATTCGCTTCGTCTTTCAAGCACCTTATAACAAGATCTACAAAGGATCTAAAACCACCTATGCGAAGTGGTGTGAGAAGCACGACTTTCCGTGGTGTTCATACCAATCCATTCCTATTGACTGGCTCAAATGAGCGAGAGTGAATTCGTAAGGCACGAGCCTTGCGCCACCTGTGGCTCATCGGATGCAAACTCTTTGTACTCCGATGGTCACAGTTTTTGTTTTTCATGTAACACTTACACCCCTGGGGAAGGGGAAGTTGTTCACAATCATAAAATGACCACCAATGTACAACTACGTGGCTCAGCCGAACGGCTGCAGAAACGACGTATCTCCCAGAAAGTCTGTCAAAAGTACAGAATTCACAAAGACGGAGACGTCCTACGCTTCTATTATTTCAGCGACTCTGGAGTACTTCAGGGTTGCAAAGTAAAGACAAAAGACAAAGTATTCACCTATGAAGGACAAGTCCCAGGTACCCTCTTTGGACAACACCTGTTTCCTGCCACTGGAAAACGAGTCGTCATTACAGAAGGCGAACTCGATGCAGCTTCGTGTAGTGAAGCTATGCCGACATGGCCGATGGTTTCTCTACCTAGCGGTGCCGCTTCGGCAAGGAAGTCGGTTCAACGGGTTATCCCCTGGCTCCAGGGTTATGAGGAGATTGTCCTGTTCTTCGACAATGACGAGGCAGGGCGTAAGGCGACGGAGGAAGCAGCAAGCGTACTGCCACCTGGCAAGGTCAAGATCGCTACGCTATCGGACGATTACAAAGATGCGTCAGACGCCCTCGCTGCCAATGACGCTGAAGCGATACGTAGAGCTATTTGGGACGCACGAGAGTATCGTCCAGATGGGATCGTCGATGGCAAATCCCTCCTAGAACTTGTAACAACCCCTACACCTCCTGCTGATCATGATTACCCCTTTCAGGGATTACAACACAAACTGCACGGGATCAGGTATGGAGAGCTTGTTACAATTACTGCAGGCTCTGGCATCGGAAAATCCTCCTTCTGTCGTGAACTTGCAACTAACCTTCTTAACAAAGGAGAACGGGTCGGTTACCTGGCACTTGAAGAATCCAACCGCCGTACTGCTCTCGGACTGATGTCCGCTGCTGTAGGCAAGTCGTTGCACATCGGTGAGCACGATCGAGAGACTCTAACTAAAGCCTACGATGACACCCTTGCTAATTGGAATCTTTTTCTGTTTGATGGCTTTGGTTCTTTTGATCCTGAGCTCATCTATAACCGAATCGAGTACCTGGCTACAGGACTTGACGCGAGAGTTATTTTTCTAGATCACCTGTCCATCCTGCTATCAGGTTTAGACGGTGATGAACGTCGAATGATCGACACAACCATGACAAAGCTGCGTTCACTTGTTGAGCGTACCGGCGTCGCAATGTTCCTCGTCTCCCACCTCAGGCGAACATCATCTGATACCAACCACGAGGAAGGAGCACGTGTTACACTTGGACAGCTGCGCGGAAGTGCGGCAATTGCACAACTCTCTGACGGAGTTATTGCACTCGAACGCGACCAACAGACCACAACTGGAAACAGTAATACAACAGTGCGAGTCCTTAAGAATCGCTATTCTGGCGAAGTTGGCGTCGCGTGTAATCTGAGCTACGATTTATCCACCTGTAAATTCAATGAAACTCAAGCCGAACCAGAGTTCGATGCAACCACAGACTTCTGAGCACAACTCCTCTCGCCGTGTTGTTGTCTATCCAGGCACCATCCCTGCAATCGGACCTAAACCCCCTACCCCTGAAGCAGTTGCGAAAGCTCAGTTCATCGATAAGACCTATGTCTGGCGTGGATCGGCGGCGGCTAAGGCTGCTGGCAGCGAACCTCGCAACTAATGGTCTCATCTTCATCACAAACCTATTTATTGTTGCTGGTGTAATAAGACACTGGAATGACTACTACCCTGATTTTTGACTTAGAAACAAACGGGTTGCTACATGATCTCTCCTGTATTCACTGTCTGGTCATCTATAACATCGAAGCTGACCAAACCACTGTGTATAATGACACAGGTAATGCAGAACCTATTGTCCGTGGCGTCTCCTTTCTTGAGGAAGCCGATTGCATAGTCGGTCACAATGTCATAGGCTTTGACATACAAGCTATTAAAAAACTGTATCCCTGGTTTGAGCCAGCGGGGACAGTCATAGATACGTTGCTACTGTCTCGCCTGTATCATGCTGACCTTCTTACAATTGATAAGAAGCGGAATTGGAAAGGTATGCCTGCTCAGCTTTACGGACGACACAGCTTGGAAGCCTATGGCTACCGCCTGGGTGAAGCCAAGGGTGAGTTCGGCAAGGATGCTGACTGGTCTAACTGGTCACAAGAGATGCAAGACTACTGTGTACAGGACGTTGTAGTAACAAAAAAGCTATGCAAACACTTCCACCCCTACCTGACTGGTGCTCGCTAGAGCATCAAGTCGCACAGATACTTACCCAACAAGAACTCCATGGATGGTACTTCAATGAGCGACAGGCGTACGAGCTTGAATCAACTCTGCGAAGCGAACTGGAATCTACTACAGACGCATTACGAGCAAGGCATCCTCTCATTGCAGGAGCGGAATTTACTCCTAAGCGAAATAACAAAACTTCTGGTTACCATGAGGGATGCACCTTTACTCGTCTCAAAGAGTTCAACCCTACTTCCAGAGACCATATTGCATGGGTAATGCAACAGCACTACGGCTGGGAACCTACACAGTTCACAGACAAAGGTAAGCCTGTCATTGATGAGGTAGTGCTAAAGGACATCGGTACGCCGATTGCTCTTCAGTTCTTCCGTTGTCTTGAGCTAACCAAATCACTAGGCATGTTGTCAGAAGGCGTCAATGCCTGGTTGAAGTTAGTAAGAAACAACAGGATTCATCACCACTGTTCAGTCGCAACAAACACATTCCGTTGCGCTCATCGTAAACCAAACCTAGCACAAGTCCCTAGCGATGCAGAATTCAGACAACTCTTTACGGCGACTCCAGGTCAAATCATGGTTGGCGCTGATCTTAGCGGCATCGAGCTTAGGATGCTCGCTCATTACCTTGCACGGTATGATGAAGGTCGCTACGCAAGTGTCCTCCTTCACGGAGACATTCACCAAGAAAATGCCGACAAAATTGGAATCTCCCGTAAACAAGTTAAAACTGTAACGTATGCCTTTCTATACGGGGCTGGCGATGCCAAGCTGGGAAGAAGCTATGATCCGCAACTCTCTGAGAAAGATGCAAAGAAAAAGGGTAAGGAGATACGCCAGGCTTACATGGATGCAGTACCAGGACTTGAGACGCTGGTTACTGCGGTTAAGTCCAAGGCGGAATCTGGTTACATCAACTTGTGTGACGGTCGCCGCTGCTCTGTTGATGGTAGCCACAAGGCTCTCAACTACCTCCTACAAGGATCTGCCGGAGTACTAGCTAAACGCTGGCTCCTGATCAACCACAACAACACCCGTGAGCTATGCTGTTCTCAGCTAGCATTTGTCCATGACGAAATCCAATTCGAGTGCGATCCTAAGCACGTCGAACCTTTACGAACATCCCTGGTACAGTCAGCTGAAGCTGCTGGACAATACTATGACTTGCGAATCCCCATTGCAGCCGAAGCTCAAGTCGGCGGTAACTGGTCAGAGGTCCATTAAAAAGTGTGCCCTGTGTAAGCGTTGGGATGATGCGACCATTATGTATTACAACCAACGTAATGGATTTTACCGTCATTACCGGTGCTCAAGTATAAACGGTAAAAATGCTAGTAAAATTAAAAAGTATTTAGATCCATCAGCACCTAAACGGTATTACCATCCTGAGATTGGCAAATGCATGAGATGCAAAGGTTTTGATTCTAAAAATGTTTTTGAACAAAACCGTAAACGCACACACACAAGTTGTGACAGAGTTATGTCACGCAACTCCACTAAAATGAAAGCACACAAAACTGACACCTGCGCCTTCACCGGTTTACCTTTCGGATCTAAATCTGAAATGAAACCAGTGGGTGACCACGACCACGATACACTTCTGTATCGCGGACATATCTGGTCAGCTGCTAATCGCCTTGAAGGTGCTGCTAAGTTCATTATGGATGAAGCAGGTTGGACAGTTGACGAGCTGTGTGACGCACTCAAATCTTATCTAGCTAAACCAGGCATGGACATTGGTTTAGAACCTTATCCACAACTAGGCTTCTCTACCCCTGAGGAAGCACAACAACACTATGGCTGTTAAATCTAAAACAGGATTGGCACGAGTTAAGTTTCAATCCCGTGCTAAATACAAACACACCCGACAAGGTAACGGCAAACGCAGTCTTCCTTCGCATGGGCGTAAGCTCCGGCGGGGGCAAGGTAAATGAGTCTGCTAATTGATGCTGACTACATCGTTTACAAATGCTGCGCCGCTAACGAATCAGAGATTGACTGGGGAGATGATGTTATTGTCGTCTCATCACGATTCTCCGAAGCCTACAATATGGTCGAACGAGAACTATTCAAGGTTTCAAATGATCTTGGATGTTTCGACGATTCTATTTTGTTTTTTACTGATAGCGTCAATTTTCGCAAGCGCATTGACCCAGCGTATAAAGGACATCGAAACCGCAAGAAACCATGCGGGTATCGACGGGTCATCAACAAGCTCAAAGAGGAATACAACGTTGTTGTAATGCCTGAGCTAGAAGCTGATGATGCTCTTGGCATCTACGCTACTAAAGAACCGGGACACATTATCTGCAGTCCCGATAAAGACATGCGACAGATACCTGGAGAC